AGTTTATCAATTAATATATCCCAGGCTTTCGCCCACTCAAAACTAGTGTTTGCAGAATCTTTCATTGCCATTTCGGCAATCTTTACCTTTTGAGCAGCATCTTCCATAGCATCAGCTAAGGCTCCTGCTGTTTCTGGTGTACCTAGAGCAGCGTAATCTAAAGAAGCTTTTGTAAGTGCGGTTGTAGAGCTTTCTACGTCGCTAATGGTATCTGCTAGCACAGCACCATAATCAGAGCTGGCACGTATTACAGAGTTAAATAGTGCCATGGCACCCATTACAGTACCTACTACAGCAGCAATACCCAGCAGGATTGCAGTAAGAGGAGCAAACGCAATAGATACTGCAGTACCCGATGCAACGCCTGCAACACCAAATTTAGTAACGGCGCCTGTAGCACCGTTAAACATGCTAGCCATCTTCATTAGGATAGGGTTGCCTGTAGCAGCTGCTAGAGAAGTCATAGCTCCAGAAGCTTTAGTTAGCTTACCTCCTAGAGCATCTGCACCTTTGGCAGAGCTTACTGCACTAGACTCTAGTTTATCAATGCCTTTAGCAGCAGCTGAAGCTGTGCTACCTACACCCTTACCTACCTTAGCATTTTTATCTAGTAGCTGATTAAGATCTTTAACCTTACTAATCGTCTTGTTAATAGACCCGTCGTCTTTAAGGCTTAAAACCGCAGTAACTTTATTTGTCATATTATCGAATCCTTAAAGAAAAAGCCCGCTACGGAAGGCGTAGCGGGCTTTTTTGGCTACTACCGTTTGCTAGGAGATTTAGCCTTACTAGCTTTGTTAATTGCCGCTGAACGGATAGCGTCTATCCTAGAAATTAGCTCGTAGAGACATCTATGGTCGACGGCAGGAACGTCGTAGAGCTTAAATAACATAAAGAGGTCTGAGTAATTCTTACCCATATAATGACCAGACAGGCCGTTATACTCGTCTTTAAGTTTAAAATATATATTTAAAGCTTGCTGTACGTCTACTAGTAGGTCTTCGTACTCTACAGGAATATCTTCCGGTACGGGCTCTTCACCTAGCATCTCCATCATTTCTAGGTATGTGGCCTTAGTCATGCCGTGACTAGAATTCCTAAAATAGCTTTGTAGCTTTAGCCCGACGTCTGCTTCCTGCTCTTCGTAAAATTTGCTAAGGTGGTTACCGTATCTGAGACAAACGCGTCAAAGGTGGAACTATTCTGCATTAGGGACAGGGCGTCTTCTGGGCTGTATTCCAGCTCTAGGTCTAGATCTCCATCATACTCAATAGGTACTAACTCTTGTAGATAGCTAATCTTCAGCCCTGACCAGCCTTTTATAGCTGCGTCTGTATATAACTTTAAAAAGAGATTTTCATCAGTAGCTTCGTGTACTTTACCGTTCTTGAACGTAGTTTTTGTGGCTTTCTTACGAATATTTACTAATGTTTCTCTAGATAAAAAGCTTAGCTGTAGGTTGAATCCGTCATACCCAGGAAATTCTGTCTCCACAGTTTTACTAGGCGTTAGTAGGTTTTTTAGCTGTAATCCGCTCATTAGGTCTCCTGAAAAGAGGGGCTATATGCCCCTCTTGGTTATTACGTGGTTGCGTAGCCGCGTACTGTTAGATCGTTAGTGTATGTTAAGTCGAAGCTGTTGCTTGATAGCGTTGGGTTATATCCCTGAGCTGTAAAGTTAATAGCAGTAGAGATAACATCTGCAGTTTCTACCGTAGGTACCTGTAGGAAGGCGCCAGGGATAATGAACGATACGCGATCCGTAGCTGTTGAACTACCACCAACGTGTAGTTTCAGGCTGAACTTAGGTTCAATACCTGCAGCTAGAGCGTCTGTTAGTAGCTGAGCACTTCTGTTAGCACCAGTACGTAGATACGCGTTGATTGTGCCACTGATAGAACGTGCACCAGTAAAGTAGTTACTTGGCTGGTTCACTGTACCTAAACGAGCTGGTGTGATGAAGCTAACGTTGTTGTTAATGCTTAAGCTACCACCCGTTAGAGCTAGCGTGTAGCTAGTTCCACCACCTTGGATCTGACCCTCAAGCTCTACAGTTGAGAGCTTGTTGGTTAGAGGTGTACCAGATACTGCAGTCGCTGCTGTACCTGTTGGCATACCACTACCAGCGAATACTGCAGGGGTACCACTCATTGTAGCACTCGATAGGTAACGTAGAGCAGAGCCTTGACCAGTCCAGTTAACTGTAGCGATACCGTCTAGACCGAAGTCGATAGTAGCACCGGTTAGAACAGCATTATCAATAGCGTAGATTGCGTTGTCAACCGATACGATAAGACCCATCTTCTGTAGTTGGTTCTTATTCGAAACACCAGTATTAGCTTCTGCATAAGAACCAGTTGCTGTGTTAGCCACACGGAAGTGAGCTGATTTAGCAAATAGAGCTGCGGTAGCTGTAGTTCCAGCTGAAGTTCCAGCAGCTGCAGGAGGTGCCGTTAAGTACTCTACTACGATTGTTGCTGCTGCGGCTTCCGAAGGAGCGGCACTTACAATCTTAGCAGGACCAGACCAGTACGAAGGGTTAGGTTGATTTAGAGGAAGTCCGTGTATGTTAACAATATCGTTTACGGCAATACTGGCCGACGTTAGGCTGGCGGTGTTAGTACCTAAAGCAAAGGTTGCTGTAGGAGTAGTACTACTTGCACGAGTAATACCTGTAGGTGTAAGAGCAAGAGTTAGCTGAATACCTGTATCCGACATTAGAGCGTTCCAAAGAACAGCGTCTGCTAGGTCTACGTTGTTAGTACTTACTCGCTCAGCACATAGGTATGTGCTGAATGAAAACTCTACTGGAGAAAGTGCTGTATTAAAGCTGCGCTGTCCACGAGTAGGGGTTGCACCGGCTTCGTTAATTGCAATAGTTTGCTGTTCCGAAGATTGCGAGAAGCTGAAGCCCTCTAGAATACCCAGTTCAGTCGTACGAGTAGCACCCGCATTAGTTAATGTGCCAGAGCTGGCAATAACACCAGTGCTAGCGTTAACGTCCTGGCATAGGAATGCACGGGCGTTGCGAAGTAAATTATAGCTCATAATTATTCCTTATTTATAGATAGAGGTACATCTATATACTCTAACTAGATATTTATCTGTATTAGTATTAGGTACCAGATGCTTGGTACCTAATAACTAGATTAATCTCACCTATTGCATAAGGCTTTAGTAGCCCTTCGTCGGTGTTAATGCTAGTAATAGATACTTCTGCGGTGTTAGTAGAATCGTAAGGGATTCTACCGCTAAAGCTTGACAGAGTTGTCTCTACGTCTCCTAGAAGGGTCTCTAGGTCTGCTTGTGCTGACTCGCCCTTTACATATAGCTTTAAAGATACATTTAAGAATCCCCAAGCAAACCCTGCAGCTAGGTACTCTCTTGTTTCCTGCCCTGCAACTACACAGATGTAAGGGAAGTCGTTAACTTCATTCCAGAATCGCATCTCCGCAGTCACATGATCATAACTATTTTCTAGTGCAGTAACTATTGCATTAACTATTTTAGATCTCTTACTTGCCATATGTTACTCCGGTATCGTTTGCAGCTTGCTAGTTACTGCCTTACTTGCTAGATCTCTTATAGATCTAGAGATTAGAGCGTTAACGTCTCTAGGACCTCCAGTATTATATACAGCGTAAGGATACTTCATATAAGCATAATATACTGCTATAGCTCCAGATCTATCTCTGACTACTCGACTTAAGGTCACTGAACTAGCAAATCTCCCTGTTCTATTGACCAACGCAGGAGAGGTCATGTTCTGCTTAACTTGTACGGTTAGAGATAACTTAAGCAGGTTTTCTAGTGTAGTAACTTCTGTATCTGCAATAGCTCTAGGCTTTAGCTGAGCTTTATTCCTTTTAGTGGTTACAGTACCTGTTGCTAAAGCTTCTAAGTACTGATCCTCAACCATTTCTTGTAGTACAGGCTGTAGAGGCCCTAGGTCTGGGTTATCTCCCTCGATTGCGTTTTCTACAATAATCTCGGTATTGCCGTCGCTACTAATGGTTGTAAGGGTAGGGCGCACCATGAGCTGATTTTCAGCTTGCTGTTTAATAGCAGGAGATAGGTTCAATGCTGCTAACTTCTCTAGTGCGTCCTGTAATTCCATTTTTAGTACCTATCAGTATAAAGGTCTAGAACTCTACGAATATGAATTGGCAGGCTAGTACTCTTAATGTACTCAATTTGTAGGCTTCCAGCAGTAGCACCCATAGTGCTGTTGACCTGAGACTCGTTCTTTAGGTAGTACGTAATTAGGTCGAACACGGCCAGCTTAAGATCTATAGGTAATGTTTCGTATCCTGCTGTATAGGTTACTCTATAGCCATTTAAGGCGTAGTTGAAGCTAGGAGAAATCGACTTAATAGCTGACTGAGCCGGTACAACCACATAATCTGTATATTGAGTTAGAGTCACATAGTTCTGACCATAGTCGTCGCTAAACTCTACACTACTAACAGCAATTATAGGGCTCTCTTCTAGAATAAACTTATCAGTACCACCATCAAAAATCATCTCTTTACTAGTTACTGTATAGTCTACAAAGCTCTGGCGGCAAATAGTCTTTACCATCGCTGAGACTGCTGGGATAATAACATCTAACTGGTCGTCTTGGCTAGTAGATGTTATTCCTTTATATTCTTTATACTCTGATGCTGTAACTAAGTTAGTTGGCATACGAATCCTTCTTTTTAAAAACTCGGGCTAGAGCCCTTAAAAAGAAGGGGGCCGTCGTAGGGCCCCCATCTAATCCGGAGTAGGAGAGCCTCCGGTAACGTGCAGCTAGGAGTGCGCTGCATAAGTAGGGTCAGTGCACTGACCCTAGGGTCAGATTAGACCCAACGTAGAACTGAAACGCCCGAAGCGGCAGTTAGTCCAACTAGGCCAGTACGCATAGAAGCGACTAGAACCTTACGCTGAGTTTCAACTAGGTCTTGCGTGTCAAGACGTACGCCGCGCTGGTTGCCCACCACGAAGTTACGAATGTTAACAGCTAGAGCAGCGATGTTAGTCGTGCCAGTAGCAGAGCTAGCAGCTTTGGTTGGGAACTGGTCCGAAACCACAACAGGCGAAGCACCGATTTGACCAACTTGACCTGTTAAGAAGGTAGCTTGCGTACCGATCTTATCTACAGTCTGGAAGCTGCTGTCAGCTAGAAGATCGTAGTATACGTCGTTAGAGACAATGTACACAACTTCCGAAGGCTTAATACCGTAGGTACCTAGGTCTCTACGTAGGCTTACCATGTTGCTAATAGCAGCAGCTGAAGTAGCAGCAACAGTTACAGCCGAAGTAGCGTCATATGAAGCTAGACCGGCAACTGGGTCAGCGCCTGATCCCGCACCGCGGATGAATGCGCGATCGGTGGCTAGAACTAATCTACGCACTAGGCTTTCGCGAATGAAAGGCATAATAGCGAATAAGCTATCTTCTTCTTCTTCGAAGGCAACATACTCAGTCGAAGCAACTTTGTATGCGTTTAGCGCAGCTTCCACTAGAGCGGTAGCGTAGCTTGAACCAGCCGAAGTAGAGGTACCGAAGGCTGTGTTAGCCATCCATGTGCCTAAGCCTGACTCAGGGATAACAGGCACTTTCATGGTGTTTGTACCCATGATGATCTGACGGAACAGAGGAGCAACTAGTTGATCCTGCTTAACTGCGTGCTCTAGAGTGCTAGCAACTTCGGTTTCGAAATTAGCAGTAGCAACGTGTGCGCCCGCCTTTTCCATTAGCTCTTTACCGAACTTAGTGTCAGTAATGCCTTTGCCCATCATCTTGCTTAGAAGAACGGCGTTAACTTTGTCGTCAGCGCTGATAACTTCTTTAGACGCAGGGAACTGCATTTTGCTCTTTTGCATGTTAGCAATTTCAGCTGCTTTTTCAGCTAGAGCAGCTTTTAGCTCGTTGATGCTGCCATCTTGAGCTTCTAATTTGGCTTGAACGTCTTTAACTAGAAGTTCTGCGCCGGTTGTGCTTGCCTGACTAACGGCAGAGGCGCTTTTAACAGCGTCAGCTACGATGGTAGCTAGTTCTTCTTTTGTGAATTCCATTTTAATTCCTTTAATTTGTGGAGCAGCGGGCGTAGACAGCTCTTTAGTTGTTGACTGCTGTAGCTCCGACTTGAACTTCTCGAATTCCTCGGCCGTTTCGAAGGCTTTGGATACTTTAAACAGTGTATTCGCGTTCGCTGGTACACTAACTACTGATATCTCAATTAATTCTAGTTCTGAAATAACAAAAATATCATTCTTACTATCATAATTACCGTCTTTTAAACGGAAACTTACTGAGAAGGCAGATAGTGTGCCGTCTTTAACTAGCGCGTAGATCTCTCCGCTAGCCTTGCTGATTCTACCTTTAATGTATAAACCAGCGTCTGAAACCTTATAATCTATAACCTTACCAACAGGCTTGCTGTGATCGTGGTAAGCTAAAAGAATAGGGTTTTTAATGAAGTTTTCCATTCCCTTCATGTAAGCAGAAGGAAGTACTACATCATTGCCTCTATCTACATC